TCCGCTTATATCATTTGAGTAGCCCGATAAAACAATTCCAGTTTGAATTAAATCGCCGCTTAGTAAATTTCTTTTCGTGTCTAAAGCATTCCCAGAAGAAATAAGAGAGCCGCTGAGCAAATTTCTTTTAGCGTCTAGAGCGTTTCCAGTAGCTATAAGATTTGTGTTGGCGCTACTAGATACTGACTGCCAAGACACATTCCCAGCTCCATCAGTAGTTAAAGATTGGTTAGCGGCACCGTCTACTGTTGGAAATGTAAACTCGTCGCTAAAAGTTACTTTTTCATTAAGCTTGATCTCGGAAACTCCAGCTACTTGCTGCTTTAGTTCTACAATAGGAGTAGTGTCCATTTGTAAAGCTGTTCCTGAATCTGCGAAGAATAATATATCTCCTTGATTTGCTATTATACCACTTGTTCCAGATTCGGAACCTTTGATAAACCAATTCCCAGAGCCTATATTATTACTTAATTGACCAGTTGAAGAAATACCCATTGATATAGAATTACCATCACTGTTTCTTGCGAGTATTTCTGTACTAGTAGACCCCGTGAAAGTATTCTTAACAGATATTAAAGAGGTAGCGGCGTCTTCAAGATATAATTTTTTACCATAAATACCGCTCCACCTATTATCAATATTTGCTTTACCTAAATTAACATGCCCTACCGAAGGATGGACATAGCTAGGTCCGGGGGCAGCTAATCCTGCTCCATCTTCAACTAAAAACCCTGTATGGAGGACTCTACCCGAACCATTTATCTCGTCCGTCCATTTAGCTATATAGCCTACTACTCCCGTGCCCGTAGGAAAAACTCCTGTTTCAGTTTTGTATACCGTTTTACCACTAATGTCAGCTATCCACCCGCTTAAATTAGCGCCGGTGTTCATTATATTTCCGCTAACAGCATCAATATAGCCTGATAAGTTTTGGCCTGTTTCAGCCAAGCTTGTGCTTGTCCCTTCTATAGACGTGATAAAACTTCCCGTATCGGCTTTTAAAGCAAAAGTTCCTGTGTCAATTAAAACGCCGCTCTGGTATATATCTCCGCTAACATCTATTCTTTCTGTGATAACAGTTCCAGTTGGAGCTCCGGACAGAACAAATCTAGAATGTTCGATAGATAACTGTTGGGCTACAGACTCTTCACTAAAGCCAGTGTAAAATCTGAGTTTTGGTACAGAACCTCCAACTTGATACAAGTTCACCCCGGATTCTGTTTTAATTTTTAAATATGTGTTTGCGTCTATAGCAAGATTTTCTCCTGCCGAATTTATAAATATATCACTATTGGCAAATTGGATTTTTTCGCCAGTAGCCATAGTGACGGTCCCGCTTACAGTTCCTCCCGTGTTTTTGTCTAAAAATGTACCTGTTCCAAGGTTTAAATTTTTTGAGAAAGTTAGGCTATTGCCTCCGGGAGAACCAACTAAAAACATATCCCCTGTAATTCCGCTTGGAGTATCTGCTAGGCCGCTAAAATTATTATTTGTGCTGGCTATGGCGGACGCCATATCTTTTATCGTAGCGCTTCTACTAACTCCAGAATTAGCTACTACGACTAGGGCTCCTGTTGGCACTGGAGAAATCCCTGAAAGTTGAGATATTTTTTTATTTGGCATTCCTTATTCCTTTTATATTATACACTTTTTAGTACAGGCAAACGTCATTGGTTACTAGCAAATCCTCAGATTCTTCTAATTGTAAGTAGAATCTATCTACGTCATACGCTACTCCGTCAAAGTTTATTCCGCTCGAATTTTCAAGAAGGTGAAAATCTTCTATTACCCTATCCCCCAAAAGACCGCTTATAAAAAATCCTTTAGTTAAATTGTCTGGATCTAACTCTGTACTAAAGATAGCTGAGAACTGCTTGCTGCTACCTATAGATGTGTCATAGTTGAAAGAATCAAGTTTAGCTTTATTAAAAGAATATTTTATTAACGGCTCTGTGCCAGTTAACCCTAAGACTCCTGCGTGTCTAGGAGAATCCGTCGATACAGTAGAGCATTCTTGAGATCGGTTTAAATTTATAGTAAAGTCATAATCTTGATTTAATTCTACTAAGTCTATTAAAGAGCCTGAGCTCATTTTTTCGACTATACCATTTATGCCTATTTGCACAGGTATTGCATAGTTTAGCTTTCTGCTTATCGGGAACTTGTACCCCAAGCTAGTCTGAGACTCTCTAGGTAGATCAAAATTTATACTATAAGACTCTAAATGAAGATTATTAAAATCTATACCTAACCCAGAAAAAGAATCTACTGAAAAGTTTATATCTCCGGGCCTAACTACTGATATAGGATTCCTTACTTTTATCTTCGGAATGACGCACTCTACACCGCTTATTTGTGTCCCACTTTTTGTTTCTATAGTTGGAGTTGCAAAGCCACTGCCGCTTGTATAGAACATTGCATTTTCTGATACATAAGAAATATCGACTCTAGGGAAGTCTCCTATAGAAGCTTCTGTAGAATAAGAAGTCATGTAACAGTTGCCAAAAGCAATTACGTTGTGCCCGCTACTTTTCATATCCACTATATCTTTATGAGGGTGATAGTAGGGAACATCTCCTATGCTAACAGAGCTAGGAGGGATTAAACCATTTGTGTCTCTTACTTCTAAACTTGGTAACGCGTCGTTATTTGTTTGATTTAAGTCCTCTTTGTCTGAGCGGACAACTAAATAAAAGTTTTTCTTATCTTTAAAACCTTCTTTCGTTTCGTCATCTTCTGCAAATCCAGAAATTAAAGATTGTCCGGTGTTATTAGAAAAGAGCGGAGCTCCCTCGTAAGGATATTCAAACCTAGGATGATTAACATATAACCCCATCTTAGCTTCGTTTGAAACGTCTGAAACTAGATAAGAAAATGAAAAACTTACTTCGGGAGGACTTATAATTGGTCTATCTACTACAGACCGTGTGTTTAATTGAGCTACTTGATGATGAGGAATACTAATATCGTAAGATAGCGCCTGAACTCTATCTAACTGTTTGATTAAGTTATCATTTATAACAGTATTGGAATAATCGTTATGAGAATCCCCTCCCGCATAATTTAAAAAATTATTGCCAGACGGTCCTACGAAAAGTCCTTCGACATTGTAAATAATTCTTGACATTATTCTTCATCATATTTACTGCAATACAATATACCCGCCAAGAAGTCATCTACTTGATGTTCGTAAGCTATGGACTGAATTTCTTTGACTCTTTCGTCGTTTCTATCAACTGGCTCAGCTGCATATCTTCCAGCTTTAGCTAACCAATTCTCCGGGTCCTCATTATGAATTACTATATTGGAAATTTGTTGAGCAATTTCTTTTTGAGTCTTGTTCAATCGTTTACGATTGTGTAATTGTCTTAAAGAGGCTTCAACTTCCGAATTTAGTTTATCTGCTAAATTTAAATTGTCTCTGACTTTAGTTAAGCTAAACCTAGTCTGTTTCTCTGCTTTTAATCCTATAGGATTTTTAGTATCTGTTTCTTTTGGCCTGCCTGTACCTTCTGGTCTGCCTTTTTGCTGCGGGACAGGCTTAGCTTTTTGCGCAGGAATTTCTTTAGGAGGTTTATTACCTAACACTGGCTCGTACAAACCATTATCTTTTAACTCTCTAAACTTCTCTTGAGATTCTATAGACTCTTCGGTAGTCGGCATACGGCCAGACTCTATAGCTTGGACGCCTTCTTCTGGAGTTAAAACTCCTAGTTCAACAAGCCTAGTATATACTCTAGCGTAAACAGAATTATCTCTGAGATCTAAGTCTTCAAAATTTGGAGTAGGATAATTTTTAAAGCCCATCTCCTTAGAGATTCTTTTAATTTCCGGCATTAAGAAATCATTAATGAATACTTTTCTTCCTTCATTAAGTCTTTCCATAAACACTTGGACTTTAATACTTGAATTAGCAAACTTCTCATCACTAAGGAGAATATTATTCAGACCCATTTGAATATCGTGGTTGCATACTTCATATTTTTTAGGATCAAGTATTCCTGCGATATCAGGGATGACAAACTTTGCTTGAGTAGTATAATCAGAAATAAGAACACGCCCTACGGATTCATTTTCAAATAGTTTCTGCATAGCCAAAAGGTTCTTTTGGTTTACTCCACCTTTTTCCGGCTCTGCCCCCATAGTGACAAGAAGAATAGATTGATTCGTGGTTCTAGTAAGAGCCATGTCCATCTTCTTCATTTCTTGTTTCCAGTTAATGTCTTCTAAGACAGGATAGCCCATCGGCACTGCGAAAGGCTCGTAATCTTGCTTTTTGTAAAAGACTGCGGTAATTTTATCTAGCGGCAAAGGAATACTAACAGCATTATAACCCGGCTTTTTATTTCCTTCTCCTTTAATCTTCTTAATAGTTTCGGGATCGAAACTTTCTAAAACCTGACGGTCTTCTTCTGTTCTCGGATGCCTTAATCTCTCTAGTTCATAGTCAGTGAGAACTTTTTTGAATTCTCCCGTGGCAAAAGTGATATTTCCTGAGATTTGAATATCAGCAGGGTTGAGGATAATGTATCTAGCTGGGAGTTTGAAAGAAGCATTTGAACTTAATCCAAAAGTTTGAGTCATTCTAGTAACGTCGGACTGAGAAACGTTAGCATCGAATCTATGAATAAAGACATTCCCAGACCTGTAGTATTCTCTAAAGAACTTGCTCTGCAGACTATTCATGTTTATCTTCTTGCATAAAGCATCGAAGAACTCTCTAGCTTTTCTACTTCCACCAGTAAGATAGATATTACTCATAGAAAACTCTGTCATTAAGTCAATAGTATTTCTAAAAACTGAGAAGTTATAATAAGCTTTTTGACAAAGTACTATCGTATCTCTAATATCCAAGCTTGAATTATTAGTAACTCCTTGAGAATATCTAAATGGAATTATCCCGTCATCTATATTTCGATACCTATCAGTGCGTTCAATAGATCCAGCTTTATTGCGCCGCGATCTAGTAGAAGCGGCAGTTTCAATAAAATCTCCGCCCGCCATTAGCGGTTCGTTAACGGTGTTTTCGTTCTTAACTTTTCTTTTAACTGCCATTTTAACTTTAAATTACACCTAATCGATCATCCTTGGAACAAAAGTCGCATTAACTTCTTCGACTTTTATATTCTTCATATCATTATAGGCTTTAACAGCCCAATTACCTAACATTAATGTTGTATAATTATCTTTTCTGGCACGATTGGCAGAAGTGCTTCTTCGGAGGTGTTGCGGGAGGTCAAACGTTTGAGTGCCTTTTGCAGTGGATTTAACCTCCACAAGAGCACATTGTTTCTTAGTTTGATAAATCAAAGTATCTTGAGTTTCTATCATTTCTCCTATATCGTTAAAGTGAGTCATTTTGAGAGGGACTTTAGCCGAAGATACTTTAGAGAAAAAACTGCCTGAAGCTGCTGTTCTCGAAGCAAAAAATATTCTTTTGTGATCTATACAAGATTGTAAATATTCGTTAGCGTTTCTTAAAAAATCAGAACTAAAGATTTGTTTAAAGCAAACTATGTCGTCTTTCGGGCTGTAAGCTCTTTTGACTTTTTTAAGTTCCTTATCATATTCTATCCCTTGTTTTTCTGTGTTGAAATCAAAAAATTTAATTTCTAAACCAGCCTCTCTGAAAACCTCGGATTCATTTGCACTGTCAATAAACTGATAACCTGCGTTATCTATAATTATCATTTTTATATTGAAGTTTTTATACAGATAAAATAAATACTTAATATGATCTTTTAAATCTCCTCCGGCTACTGCATAAGAATGAACTAAGGTATACGATCCTTCGTCTAGCTCGAGAAGCGACATCGCGAAATAGTCAGAACTAGGACTGTTGCTAAAACTGGGGTCTATTCCAAGTATATACTCTTTTTCCGGATTCCCCGTCACTAAAGTATGCGGCGCTTCTCCGTCAGGCACAGTGCATTCATGCATTTTCTTTGCGCTGAAATAACTATCGCTACCATCTGTGAATTGCGCACAATATTCCCGCTGAAAAGAGGAGTTGGATGAGCCTCCCGACTGAGCCTCTTCGATAACAGTTTTATCTATCATGTCAGGTGGCACGGAATCAAACCCCATTTGAGATATAAAATATTTAGAGTCTAAAATATCGTCAGAATAAATATTGCCCATCCATTCTTTATAGGTCTTGTATAAATTCTCAAAACTATAACTAGCAGAAGACAGAGCTATCATTTTTGATTTGTTTTCAAATACCATTCTATCCTTCTCTTCCATCTTGCCGCTTTTAATCAGAGAATCTTCTATCTCTCTAACCCTAATTCTTTCAGCCATGTCTTGCGGCGCAACCAAGAATGGCATAAGAACCGTTTTAATAGTTTCTTCTGGTAGTAACAGATACTCGTCAAGCACAAGAATATTAGCGCGAAAACCACGAATCTTTTCGCCGCTTAAAGGTATCGCTGTAATACTTCCACCGTTTATCCTCCACTCGAATTGGTCGTTGCGTTTAGACTTAGCGCCGAAAGCTTGAGCAAGTAGCTCTGCCCCTTTTGTTTCAACTATCTTTTCTAAGTTTTGAAATATAAATCTGGCGGTACGAAACGTTGGGCCAGCTATAAGAATTTTTGTATTGGGTTCGAAGATACATTGTAAAAAGCAGTACACGGATGCGATAAAAGTCTTACCGCATCCGCGCCCCCATACGCACATATTAAAGTTTCTGTTAAAAAAACCTTTAAGAGTAACTTCTTGGAAAGGAGCCAGCTTTATCCCTGAGATAAGCTCTACTGTAAATCCTAAATTAGCCCGAAGAAACTTAGCTAAAGATATTTTCGCGGCTTTAGACTCTAACTCTCCTTTTAGTTCTAATAACTCTAAGTTAGTATCTTTGACATTTCGTTGATATTTTTCTGGAGCGTACCACATGTTAGTCTAAATATGCAATAAGGATGATGAACAAGATAATTAATAAAGCCTGCTCGTAGGTTAGCACTATATGACCTCTCATAACAATTTTAAATCGTAAGCATATTGCAGATCAATTTCCTTGTACTTACAATCGCTAAAAAATATCCTTTTCATAACTCTGACTGATTCTACTCTATCTTTCACAAACAAGAATTGTACGTTCGGATATTCTTGAATAATTGTACGAATATTATGAAATATATGTTGAGGATTCGTCCTTACGTTTTTCTTGTAAGTTCTTTTTAGTTTATGAAACATCAAGCTTGCGTTATAATCGTTTTCTACGAGAACAATTAAATTCGCATTTTCAGCCTCAGCCCTTTCTATCTCATCGCAAAACCTTTCGTAACCGCCACTTAGAGTTCCTATCAAATCCTGTATTGATTTTCTTTCTATATAACAATTGCACGTAAGCTCTTTATTACTCAAAGTATAATCGCCATATTTCAAACCCTTGACTTCTGTATGTATCCCCATGATGTCTAGAGGTTGCTGTTCTCTGGTATCTATATAAATTTTTTCGTGCTTATATTTTTCAGGGTTATAAGCGAGCGGTTCTGATATAGTTTTGTATTTAGTAGCTAGGCCTACCTCTTCGCATATTTCGTTATAGTCTCCAAATACTTTTTGATAGTAGGCTACTGATGGACTCATGAGGGACCTAAGTTCAACCTGACAAGGGGCGAACTCTAAATCTTTTTTTTGTTTTCTGCCGATAAGAAAATTTTTAAAATATTCTTTTGCTACTGGCGGTTCTACATGAGCCATCCATTTTTTTAAATTGTTTTTATTGTTAAAGTCAGTTGCGAAGTAGCTTTCTTTATTAGTAAACTTGATTAATTCGTTATCGTACTTGTCTCGACGAGGGAAATGTTTGTGGTAATAATCTTTTACTTTTAGCTTATGACTTTTTAAATGAGCATGCAGGCTCCTATCTGATGGAAAAGTTTTGCCGCACTCTTTACATTCAACCATTAAGGACCTCCTCTTCTGTTAGCCCCATGATTCGACATTTAATTTCGTCCATTGTAGAAAGTCTTTCGACTTCTTCTTCTAAGGCTTTCTTTCTGATTTCAGCGAGCTTAATCATTTTATGACGAGACTCTTCGTCTTTCCACATCTCTACTAAATTTAGAATAGAAGCATTTTCTTTAATCTGCTTGCTAAGTCTCTGACTCCTCTTCTCTTTTAGTTCGTTAAGGAGTTTCGTCTGTCTGTTAACGCACTGATTGTATTCTGTTTGCGCTGTATTGATAGATTCAACCAAACTCATAGCCATTCTTTTTCCTTCTGTTTCTTCGGCCGCTTGGTCTAAAAGCTCTTGCAGTCTTTCTACTCTGATTTGAATATTAGAAGCTATCACGACCTCCGCAGACAAAACAATGTACTGGTCAACCTCCTCCTGTGTCAAGTCTGGTTTATCATGGGTGTATCGAACAAAACTGCTCTCAAAAAGCTCTCTGTTGTCCTGAGAAGAATAGTTTGATATTTGATGCAGGAATCTGTAAGTGTGCATGTAGGCGATAAGCCTAGAAACATTTTTTTTATCAGAGGCTTTTAAATTATTTTTATCTATTCCTTCATGAACATACTTATTGATTCTAGCGATAGCTTTAGTTTCATTTTTGGGCGGCAGGTAATCACTAGGAGAGACTTCTCTGACTACTTCAGATAAAACTATCTTATCATCAATCGTCTTTACAAATGCACTACATGCTCTAAACCTCATCTCAGATGGGTTTATTTTTTCGCCGTACAAAGTTTCGCACATATCAGAAACTTTCATAGTAGAACAGTTGTTGTAAAGAAAATCTCTTTCTTCTTGATTCAATTCATAAGCTTCTTTTCTGTCAGAAGTAGCGACAGTTTTTTTGCCTCTAGATGCTAGATAAGATTTTATAGCCTTTCCATAAACACTTCTTCCGTCTCTGTATTTCTCATCTATATTTGGGAAAATTAAAGCTACTAGTTCTTTAATGGCAGTGACTCCTTTATCATCATAAAAATCATCGATTTGAGCCTCCTGCTCTTTAGTGAGAATAATTTCTTCTTTCTTTTTCATATGTTTATGTTATCAGAAACAATTTCTTTAGCTTTTTCTATGATTGACTTTTTGATATTTTTAATTTGTTTATATCCGGGGCTGCGGTTCTTTTCAGAAGTTTTGTAGCCAAGCATTTTAGCTACTTCTTGCTCTGTTTTATTTTTCAAATAAAGGTTTTCGTATACTATCCACTCAGTTTGTTTTAATTTACTTTTCAAATGAGTATTTAATTTTTTAAGCACTGAGTCGAAATCGAAATCCTGCAGTTCTAACTTTTCTGTTTCATGCTCTACAGACTCTAAAGGCGCAGGAAGTTTTGTGAGATAAGCCGCTTTTTTAGTTTTTTCCCATTGTGCAAATAAAGGACAAGAAGAGTTTTGAGTTCCGTAAATGTAACATAAGGAGTCTGATTCTGCTGCGGCGCATTTTAAACAAGGCCTACAGTAATTACCGTAATTATTCCTTATCAGATTTTTAATCTGATTTGAAATGAGGGTATTTATCCAAGGAGCTAAAGATTTTGATTGGTCATACAAATGCCATTTTTTAAATATATGCACTCGAATTATCTGAGATACGTCATCGAAGTCCATCCAAGATAAGGCAGTCAAATTCCATCTACCTCTTCTTTTATTGATTTCAGTATCTATAGCGTCAATACACTCTTCGAACTTTAACTTCTTTTTTCTTGGCATACTAGGACTTCTTTATGCTTCCAGCATCATTTAAGAAGTCCTGTTCTATGTTTCTTTTTGTGTAACTTGAGTCTCTCTCCCTAGACTCTTCAATATCACCTTCGTCTAAACTGCCAATTATGTCTCCTAGCTTATGAACATTCGACCCATAAGTTTTTAAATCAAATTGAAGAGAATCGATTTCTACTTCAAAGTCATCGTCTTCTTCGTCAGTTGAAGCTACTGCTGGTTCATTTTGAGTAGTTCTTTTAATATTGGAAGCTGACGAGGGCAAATAAGGTTTGCCGCAGCTACCGCAAAATGCAGGTTTCTGCATGGAGTAGCTAGCTCCGGCTCCACAATGACTACAATATATCTTCATGTTAGTATTTACACTATATATTTTATAAGTTTTTTTGAAATATACAAAAAAAAGTGTAAGACATATTATGGAAAATATAAAGTTTTCCAACTGCGAAGGGGTGGAATACGAAATAAAATGGAGGAAGCCCCATCGTAGTTATAATGCGGACGGTCTTTGTTGTAACCCTCAAATCAAAGACCCAAAAATACTAATCGATCCAACTCTTAAAGCAAATCGGTCTTTAAGCGTATTAATAGAAGAAGTTACTCACGCCTTCTTTTGGGACATTCCAGAAAAAGACGTAAGGAAGTTTGCTCCTAGATTAGCTAAGATTATTAAAAAAGCTGGATGGCTTAAACGGGAATCTGATTAACTTTAGTCACTATAAACTTAGTAAGTTCGGATCTGACAATATCACTTTCGTCGAATTCGAAAGTATGAATACCCATAGATCTACTCTCATCGTCATCAAAAGCATCGTAAAGCCTCTCAAAACCCCCTCTGTTGCCATTTTTTAAGTCAGTCTGCATTGGGTCTGCCATAATAAAACAACGTGAGTATTTGCCTATTCTCGTAAGAACTGTGACTATCTCTCTAAAAGAGCTATTCTGAGCTTCGTCGAGAAGTATAGCTTTTCCATTCCAACTCATTCCTCTCGCGAAATTAACTGGATGGATAGAAACTCTTTTTTCTTTCTGAAGTTTTTTAACAGTTTCTTCATTTAATAATTCATCTAACTTATCCATAAATGGCAGATTATAGTAATGAAGCTTCTCATCTGCATCTCCGGGAAGAAAACCTAAGCGAGAATCTGAGCTTTCTACGGCAGAACGCATATAAATAACATCTGATACTTTAGAGCTATTTAATAATTGAAGTGCAGAATAAACCGCGGTTAAAGTCTTAGAGCTTCCGGCTGGACCCTTACATAATATTAACCTAGTGTTTTTATCAAGAGATAATTCTATAAATCGTTTTTGTTTTTCTGTCCAAGGTAATTCGTCTATATAAAAATTGTCTTTTGGTTTAATTGGTTCCCTTTGATGAATTTTCACCTTACCGTCCGTCACTTCAAGAGACTCGAAGTCTCCTGCCCGTTTAACTTTTGACATCAGTTATATTTTACACTTGTTTTCGTGTAATTACTATAAAAGTTATGAACGGGATTACTAACATTCAACCTTCGGACGTTGTTAACGTTATAGGAGAAGGTATTTCAAAAGAGCAGGCAGAAACATTCGCTCAGCAAATGGTGGGTGATTACGGCTGGTTACTTCTCGTTGCGATAATAACAATTATGGCAAAAGACATGATTATGAATTTTGTTCAAGGTGTTCTCGTGTTTATGGGAAATGATTTTAACAACGATGACATTATTTATATTTCTGGTCGTCAAGCACGTATAGTTCGCGTCGGAATTCGTAATACGGTTTTTTACATGACAGATCGCAAAACTAAGATGTTGGTGCCTAACGAACAGTTAAAACAACTTACGATTGAAAAAACTCTTCCTAAGAATGGCGGAGAACCATATTTACCTAAAGCTAGCGATCCGGGATTTGTAGGCTGGGAAGAAGTGCCTCTACCGCAGTCACCTATGAAAGTTGAAGTCGTTGAGAAAGAAAATAAAAGAACTACAAGGAAATAATTTATTTAGACCATTCTTTAGGAATAGTATAGTCAGGGGTATTTTCTGCCAAGACTGCCTCAGTCCAATCTCTGTCTAGCCCTTCGTGATAAACCGGGTGCCTTAAAGATCCTGTGTCTGGATGAGGCGTCCATCTCTTAGCCAGCGAAAAGAGCTGATTCTTTTCGTATTCTTTAGCTCCTACTAAGTTACAAAACTTAACTAACAGACTTTTTTTAGGAGGTGGGTTAATGCCTCTTTCTATTTTCCTCCACATTTCATATTTTATTTTTAGAACCGCAGCTAATTTTGGAATCTGCTTGAACTTTTTTGACCGAAGCTCTTTTATATAAGTATTAAATTGCGCGGCCATTTTTCTTTTTCTCCCTCCACTCTTGTTTGGCTTTAGTTATTTCTGGCCCCCAACTTTTTCTATCAAAATCTAAATTTTCTCTTTTCGCGGCTATAAACCAAGCCGCCTTTCCCCCATCTGGAGTATCCCAAACACCGGGATATTCATTTTTAGTATAACCTCTTTTTAGAAGTTCTTCACTTACTTGGCTTCTTGTCATTAATTTTGATTCGTTCATGTTGTCTAGTTGTATAAATGTGGTGAAGCTCATCATAAGCTTCGTTGTAATTCCATTGAGGGCACTTAAAAGACATCGTTCTATGCTTGGGGTAATCTTCTTGCCAGACCCAAGTGCCGCTACAGCCAGTAGAAAGAAGAAGAAGTAGGAGGCATGAAATTAATCCGCCGATGGGAATACGCAAAGTCCATCTTTCTAAAAATTTTATTTCTTTATCAATGTCCATATTTAGAATAGCCATATTGTTATATAGTATATCAAAAATGCTATCGATGTAGCTATAATTACTTTTACGATGTCCGTCAATAATTTCATTCAATTTCTTTCTTTGTATTCTGTCTTTCCTTCTTCCAGAATTTTCTCCGCCAATATTTACGCAAATGCTTTCGCCATTGAGGGGACTTAGTTAGCTTGCTTTGTTTGGCCATTGTTCTCTTTTTTCTTGTATGGTGAGCTTTTCTTGTTTGTTGCCAAAAGCGCTATGTCTTGGATTGCAGCAGCATTGACACCGTGGTTTGTTGTCTCTTGTTTTTTCCACTTTGCCTGTTTTGTAATTTATATGTTTTCTTACCGTCCTACTCATTATCTTTATTTAAATTCTGCTTTTTTCGTACCTCTCCAATCTGGAAATTCAGTTCTGCCAAAATTAGGGCCATAGGCAGTCCACATGTGAACTGTCGAGCCATGTTTTACTATAACTGGGCCCCAGTCGTCAAACTTTAATCCCGGGATATCCATTTGATTAACATATTGATGTACTCCGTTAGATATTAGTATGTGGTCATTATCTCCAGCGTCCATGCATCGTTGAGCCATATTTATCCCTGAGCCACTGACATTTGGATTATCATTTATATCTTTTACAGGAACAACTGGACCAGAGTATACTCCGTTGCGTAATCCTATCTGCGGGTGCTTATAGGTCTTCTTTCCGACATCTACCGCACATTTGAACGCGGCATGGACAGAATTAAAGAATACGAGCGCCATACCGTCCCCTGTAGGCAATATTATTAACTTACCCTGCCTGTTTGCCTGCTGGAACCCTTCAGTGCCTTTAACGTAAGATATGAGCTCATCTGTGACTCTTTTCTGTTCGGCTGTACTCTTGTTTGAGTAGCCCACAATATCCATAAAGTATGTGTGGGCTTCGCACGGGCTATCATAAACTAAAGATTCTCCTTTAAGCTTGAATGGATCTTCTCCCCACTTCCATTTAATAACTCGTTGTCTTTTCTTCTTTTCTTCCTCTTGTTGGATTTTCTTTCTAACTTCGGCGGCCTTATCCTCTTTTTGTTTCATCTGCGCGGCTGCCGCCTCTAGTCTCTTTATCTTATCAGATTTAGACTCGAATAACTTGCCCAGTAATCCTTCTGGTTGCTTAGGGGTATCTTCATATTCATAACCTTTAAATTCTGGCTCGCTATTCCCGCCGACTTGGACTTGGTCTGTAGATTTCTTATATTTTTTTTGTCCTCTGGAGCCATGCTTCGCCGCGCCTTTTGAAACTAGATATTTCAATATTTCTTCGTTTTCATTATCATTAGCTATTTCCCAAGGGTTAAGTTGGTCTAGCTCCGGTTCAAATGTTGAACCATTTACATTAGCTTTATTATCGACAAGTAATTTGACTATATCTAGATTGCCTACTTCTACTGCGTAATGTATAGCCATCCAACCTCTTATGTCTCTAGCGTTTATTTTTACGCCGTCGTCTTCCAACAAACATTCTATTTCATCAATATCTTGCATTTGAACCGCTTGGTGCAAGTTTAAATCTTCTGTAAAAAACTTTCCGCCTTTAGCTATTAGGTTATTTAGTATCTTAGTTCGATGTGGCCCTTCTGCAACATCCATAGGATATACTATAGGAGTTTTGTTTTCTTTGTCTTCTTCTAAAGCCAGATTCCAATCATTCTGCTTTTTGCCTTGCTGCGGGCTGCTTTTTATATTTGGGCTAATTCCTGCGTCCAGTATCACTTGGACTATTTTAGCTTTGCTATAATGAGAAGCATAATGAAGCGGACTCCAACCTTTCTCTTCGTCTAGGACAAGGAGCAGTTTTTTATTCGCCAGAGCTTTTTTTATACCTTTTAAATTCCCAGCGCACGCAAAAGTATGTAGTTCTCCCATATTATTAATTACACATTACCAAAACCAAACCATATAGACGTCCTCACAATCTTCTGGTATAATATCGTAATTCTTACGTTTCATACTATTATTTACACATTGCTAGACTTAGCAAACCTCCGTTGCTTAAATTAGTGTAATATATATTGTATGAAAAAATACGCTTTCATAGCCGCAATAGCTTTGACTGTCGCCTGCAAAGACAATGAAGCTACCCCAGAAACTCCGGTAACTACTAACGTAGTTGAGAAGTCTTTCGGGCAAGAGCTTAAAGAAAAAGTTGTAAAGCAAGCAGTGGACACCGCCGTAGATGAAGTGGTGGATAAAGCAGCAGAAAAAGCCAAAGATAAGGCTAAAGATAAAATACTGGAATCTTTGATTCCGTAATAATAAGTTTAAATACAACGAAGCCCCGTCAAAACGGCGGGGCTTTTTAGTGTAATTATTGAAAAATGGCGTATAACGACGTATACAAAGGCAAGAAAGACTCTATCAAGGCATGGGTAAGTTTTTATACTTGGCCGGGGACAGGTGCAGTAAATAGAAGTTATAACGTTTCTTCTATAACTGACGGTGGGAGTTATGTCGACGTCAACTTTGATACTGCCTTGCCTAATGATGAGTATGCAGCATTTGGATCCTCACAGCAAGGAAGCCAAAACTCAGGTCTGGAAGTAGGAAATTATAGCACGACTAAATTTAGAATGTGGTGGTCAATAGGTGAGTCTAGTTCAGACGCGCCCGAAGCAGCTGCTTTTGCAATAGGAGGATAAGGATGGCGTATAACAACGGATACAAAGGTTATAAAGAAAGCATGAAAGGCATGGTGTACTTTAATGGTAGTGGAACTTTAGCTATCGTTAATTCTTATAACGTATCTAGCGTCACAGATGAAAATACAGGCCAGTATAGAGTTAATTTTGCTACTTCACCTAGGGCCCACTCACCCGGTAGTACATCGGACGCCAGTTATTGCGTAGCAATGGGATTTAGGCATACCGCGAATAACACTCCTATAGGCTATACCGGCCATTCTGGGAACTTAATGGAGTACATGAATGTTTACATTAGAAATACTTCTAATTCTGGAGTCGATTCTACTGGCGTCACTTTAGTGTTTTTTGGAGCAGACTAAAATGGCATATACAAAATCAAATTTATTAATAGACCAAGGATCAACGTTTTCCACCACTATAACTGGTTATGATGTTGATGGAAACTTGTTAAACCTCACTGGCCACACCGTGGCTGGCAAAATCAAGTATAACTATAGTACAGGTACTTCTTTAGTAGATTTCACTGCTAGTATCCAGTCCGGTACAAACGGCGCCGCTTATGTCAGCGGATTAGTTGACTTGTCACTAACCGCAACTCAAACGGCCGATTTAATTGTCGGTGATCTAAGATATGATGTAGAAGTCACTAGTGGCTCAAATGTGACCCGTATACAGCAAGGTTTAGTTAGAGTATCTCCAGAAGTTACGGCTTAATTCTAAGCAGAGGGATACTCTGGTATATCGTCATATTTTTTGTTGTCTTCTTTGTATATATGAGATCTTAGCGGAGTATGCTCTTCAACTTCTTTGTTATCTTCCTCCGGATAATGGTTATAAAAAAAATAAGGGCTATTACCATATGATCTATCTATATCTTCTGAAGTAAGAGGATTATTAAATATTTTTACTTTAGGGGGTTCATCTTTAGAGTACGGTACAATAAAGTCAGGATTATGCCAGCGCAAAAGATTATTGGGAGGTATGGCATAGTTTCCATCATCCAATTCCAAAAAGTGGTAGCATTTTGAATCCTGATCGTTCGCGTACCCAATATTGAGTTCATTAAGGTCTCCCTCGTAGTCGTCAATAGTAAAAACGTACTTACCAGAGCGCCATACTCTGTCGCGGCAGAATACGTCAACCCTGCGGTTTTGCAAAAAGCCGAATGTTGTAACTGCGATATCATTATCCTGACAATCCCATGTTTGCAGAAGAGAAAGTCGTTTTTCTTCGTTTTCAGATAGCGCGTCATAGTCCTCTTTATGACAAAACGCCGAAATCGGCATTTGCCAAAAAACCGCCCCAAACTGCGCTTGAAAATGAAAGTGCATAGGGCGGTTGATCATAGACTTTACACCAAATATATAACCTTCGGTCAATCCGGTATCTTCGGGGCCAAATATATAGCTATTTCTGATGTAACATTGAATGTAGGGGGTATTCGCGTTTAATTGTGCCATCCTTATATATTATAGTAATTTTACACAAAAAAACCACTCTCTCTCGAGAGTGGTTTAAGTTTGTATTGATGCACTGAAATACGTCTAGTGTATTGACAAGATGAAATACATAACATTATATTCTATTCGCCGGGCTTATTATTATCAATAATTTTATCGCGCTTGTTAGCAAACTCTTTTTTGATTTCCAGCATACGTTTTTTCATTTCTTTCTGATGCTTTTTTCTCAACTCCAAGAGTTCTTTGTGAAGCTCGCGCATTTTCTCTCTAATCTCATTTAATTCGGGGCTCTGTATATCTTTGCCGCTAAATTTCTTCTTCGCTTCATCTCTGCGCTTTTTTCTCTTGTCGTGCGCCGCCTTAAAACGTTCTTTCATCTTTTCTCGATCAATTTTCTTTTCTGGACGGGGTTTTTCCTTGCCTTTTCTTGGTTTTGCCTCGAGAGTTACAACTGAAGCCGCGAAAACAGCAACTAGCCCGATTTTTAACAAATTTTTAATAAACATGTCACAAATCTTTACACAAATTATCTTTTTTTTGTGTAATTATTTTAGCAGATGGGTGAAGGTAACAAAAAAATTAGTTTCGCAGACTTAGACGGCTTTCTAAAGTTCGCGCCCATTATCGGCATAGGTGTTCTAGCCTATCTTCAAACTTTATTCCCAAGTAAAGTAGAATTCGAGAAGCTAGAGGATCATCTGATTCAAATGGATAAAAAAATAACAGAAATTACTATACTTCAAAAAGATACTTCCAATAACTCCCAAGCAATCAGAGACCTCAACGCAAGGTTAAGACAAATTGAAATTGACTTGGCCAAACACCACGCCGAAGATAAGAAAAATGGTTAAACTAATAATACTTTCAGTATTATTTTCATCTCAGTCTTTTAATCACGATTTAGAGATAAAAATCAATGGACTAGTATGTTCTTCCTGCGGGATTGGCATTAAGAAAGGATTCAAGAAGGAGTTTAATGTCAATGACATCAAATTTGATGTCAAAAAGCAATTAGCTCTAGTAGACCTTAAAGAAAGTGACGCTGGGAGGGTTTATTGGCTGCCTAATAAGAAAATTCTTAAAATAGTA